GATAACCCATGCTCGTTATCATGTCACCGCTTCAAGCGAAGATAAATCAGTAGAAACTGAAGGTAATTGGTATTTTGACTGCCCAACTGCAAAAGTGCCTTTTGACCAAGTTACCGAAGAAATGGTATCTAGTTGGATTGAGGGCGAGGCAGTAAAAGATGGTCAATGCCATATTACCGCTAGATTACAAGAACAATTAGAAGCATTAGAAGATACTGTAATTCCTCCTTGGCAACCTCAAGTATTTACACCAGGACAATAAAATGACTCAGCCAATTGATATTATTTCTCGTGCTTTAAAAGACATTGGCGCATTAGAAGCTGGTGAAACCCCAACACCGGATGCTGCTGCCGATGCTTTTGATATGCTCAATGACCTTATAGACCAATGGTCTAACGAGGACATGATGGTATATAACACTACTGAAATCATCTTTCCTTTGATTCCAGGACAAGTTCAATATACGATTGGCCCTAATCCTTCTACTGCTAACTTTATTGGCGCAGTCTTTACAGGCTCTATTTCAGGCAATATTCTAACTGTTACTAGCTTAACTAGCGGTGCTATTGCTCAAGGGCAAACTTTAAGTGGTACAGGCATCATAGCTGGCACTCAAATTGTGCAGTTTTTAACTGGTGCTGGCGGTCAGGTTAATGAAACTGGAACTTACCAACTCAATATTAATTACACCAACGCTATTAGTTCTGAAAGCTTAACTGCTTACTACCAAAAGCCTTTGTTTATTGACCAAGCGTATGTAAGGGTAAACACTCAGTCTAATGGTCAAGCTGTACCTAATGGTGGTTTAGATTATCAAGTAGCGGTTTTAGCACTAGAAAACTACAATCAAATTGGATTAAAGACTTTGAATGGCCCTTGGCCTAAAGCTCTTTATTACAACCCTAATGCTATTTCAGGCAACCTATTTGTATGGCCAAATCCTAGTCAAGGTGAGATGCATATGTTCTCATCTACTATCTTTAGCAACTATACAAGTCTTAATGACAACATAGTGCTGCCACAAGGCTATTCAATGGCTCTTAGATGGAACTTAGCTGAACGACTAATGCCTATGTATGGCAAGGCTTCACAAACGCAAATCAGCATGATTTCAGCTTACGCTGCACAAGCTAAATCAACTATTAAACGCAATAACATGATGCCAATAGCTGCTGCAGGTTATCCTGATTCTATGTTGGTAGGTAGGGCGAAGGACGCAGGTTGGATACTCAGTGGGGGTTTCTTCAGGTAGAGGGTTTGTCCGCTAGTGTGATATAATAAAGATTCTTACAAAGGAGTCTTATCATGAAAACACTAGCAGAATTAAAAGCAGAAAAATTAGAAGTAAACAAAGCAATAAAAAGATTTAAAGACAACGAAGCTTATGCAAGAAAAATTGGTAGAGAAGTAGGAGAGCCAGGCAGACCAGCAAACACTCCTGAAGTTCTTTGGAGCAAAGTTGATAAGCGTGGTGAAGATGAATGTTGGGAATGGAAAGGCTTTAGGAATCATGATGGATATGGAAGGACTTGGATTAATGACAAAGGCTACTATGCCCATAGAGTCATCTATTCGCTTGTTTATCCAAACGCAATTAGTCTTAATGCTCCAACTTCACAAAATGAAACAGGCTTTCTTTTACATACTTGCGATAATCCTTCTTGTTGCAATCCAAAGCATTTATGGGTTGGCAATCATGCTGATAATATGGCAGATAAAGCTGAAAAAGGTCGTAGCCCAGACTTTAGTGGTGGCAAAGGCCCTCGTTGCAAACTTACAATGGAACAAGCTAGAGAAGCTCGTTTGCTTAGGAAAACTAGTATGACTATTCCACAATTAATGGAAAAATTTAATTTAAGTCGTGCAAGCATGAAAACCTTGTTGCGTGGTGATTCATACAAGGAAAGCGAGTAATTTATGGATTTTGGCTTTGTAGGCCCTTCTTATGAAGCACCAAGTATCTACCAAGACGGACAAGAGTGCATTAATTTTCGACCTGAGATTGACCCTTTAAAGCTGCCAGGTCAAAGGGGTATTGTTGCCCTTTATCCAACCCCAGGACTAACTACTCAAGTCGTATTGCCTAATACCCAAGAAGTGCGTGGAATGCGTACTGTTAGCGGTGGTAATCAAATGGTAGCGGTCTGTGGCCCTTATGTCTATGTTTTATCCTCTAATCTAACTCCTACAATTATTGGGCAGTTAAATACCAGCACAGGTCATGTAGGCATTACCGATAACGGAGTAAACGTCTATATTGTCGATGGGGCTTATCGCTATACATGGCGCATTAATAATCCTCCATCAGCGACCATTCAAGCATCTATTTCAGGAACTACATTAACTGTAAGTCGTACTTATTCAGGTACATTGGCTATTGGTCAAGCCTTATATGGTATTGGTTTAAGCAATGAAACTGTTATTTTGTCAGGTTCAGGAACTACTTGGACATTAAATAAAAGCCAAACTGTACCTTCTACGCAGATGTATGCTTCTGCAACCATTCCATTTCAAGGCGCAATCGCTGATGTAGTGGTAAGCGGTATTACTTATCACCAACTAACAGTAAGTCCTTCTGTAACGCTATATTTAGGTCAAACTATTGTCGGAACTAGCGTTTCTGATGGCACAATCATTACCCAAATTGTGACTGCTGGCTCTCAATACTATATTAACAAGGCATATACGATTAGCTCTGAGCAAATGTATGCCTTGAACTTTACTGTTATTCCTAATACAGATGGTGCTTTTACCGGAGCTGATGTTGTAGATACTGTAGATAACTACTTTGTTTATAACGACCCAAATACGCAATTATTTGCTGCTTCTGATGCCCTAAGCCCTATTACTCAGCCTTTAAGCTTTGCTTCTAAAGATGGCTCACCAGATAATCTTGTATCTTTAATCGTAGACCATCGTGAAATATATCTATTAGGCGAAAACTCAAGCGAAGTATGGACTGACGTAGGAACATTTCCGTTTCCATTTCAAAGGATTCCTGGCACTTCTACTCAACATGGCATCGTAGCTAAATTCTCAGTAGCTCGTGTTGGTAATTCTTTTGCGTATGTCAGCCGTAATATTCGTGGTCAAGCCCAAATTATGATGATGCAAGGGTATACCCCTACTCGTATCTCTACCCATGCCGTAGAGAATACTTTGGTTAATCAATATGTAGGCGATGCAGTAGCTTGGACTTATCAGTTAGAAGGCCATGAAGTTTACGTTGTATCGTTCCCTACACTAGATTTAACTTGGGCCTATGACAATACTAGCGGTATGTGGCATAAATGGCTTTGGGTTGATTCTAATAACGTTTACCATCGTCATCGTGGCAACTGCCTAGCTTTGTTTCAAGGCATGGTTTTAATAGGTGATTGGCAAAATGGCAAGATTTACGAGCTAGACCCTAATAACTATACCGATGATGGCGATGAAATCCGCAGATTGCGTAGATGCCCTCATTTAGTTGAAGATTTGCAAAGAGAGTTTTTTGACGAATTGCAATTACAGTTTCAGCCAGGTGTAGGCATAGGTGGTACTTTTACCAACACTAATATTTATGTAAGCGACCCTTATATCATTGGAGCTACACAAACAGTCGCTATTCCACCATTAGCAACGATTGTTATTGGAAGCGCAACTAATGTAGACCAAACCACTACATATACCAACCCTATGGCTATGTTGCGTTGGTCTAATGATGGTGGCTCTACTTGGAGCAGGGAATATTGGATTCCAATAGGTCAACAGGGTAAATACAAGAATCGTGCTATTTGGCGAAGATTAGGTACAGCTCGTGACCGAGTATATGAAGTGGTGATTACTGACCCTGTGAAAGCGGTTATTGTGTCTGCAAACCTAAAAGCTTCTGTAGGAGAGAACTAATGTCAAACGGATTATGGTCTACCTCGCAAAACAACCCTTATCCACAAAGCGAGTTTTTGGATGGAACTACTAAAAGACCGACTCGTGCTTGGCAACAATTCTTTTTAAATTTGCTGAACTTTACTTCTGCCACTTCTGCTACGGCAGGCTCGGCAACTTTGCCATCAAATCCTGTGGGATTTATGAATGTCACTATAAATGGTAAAAAATACAAAGTTCCCTATTATAATGTTTAGTAATGATACTCAAGCGAATATTGCCAGACGAAGTGGCTCAAAAGTGGCCACAAGTATCTGATTTTATTGAAAAAGCTCTAGTGTATGCAGATGGTGATTATACGATTGACCAAGTAAGATTAGCAGTAGTTAGTAATCAATGGTTACTAATAGGAGTGTATGAAGGTGAGTTTATTAAAGGTGCTTTAACAGTTTCATTTATCAATATGCCTAACGACAGAATTGGTTTTGTAACTGCAATAGGTGGCAAAAACATCTTTACTAAAAACACTTACAAGCAATTAGTTGATATTTTGAAACAATTTGGAGCAACCAAAATACAAGGTGGAGTTCGAGAATCCATTGCTAGATTATGGCGAAGAGTAGGGTTTAAAGAACGATACATTCTTGTGGAGAACGATATATGTTAAAAAGCAAGCATTCCGGTTGGACTTGGGATTTAAAAAGAACTCCATTTAGTGGTGGTCCTATAGGTGACCTTGTTTCATCTGTTACAGACCCTATTTCAAGTGTTTTAGGCACTGATGGTGGCGGTGGAGGTTTATTAGGTGGTCTTGCAAGCCTTGATTCTGCGGTAAACAATGGTATTCCTGGCGGTTGGGCAACCATTGGTGGCGCAGCCCTTTTAGCAGCAGGCATTACCGACCCCACCCTTTTAGCAGCAGCAGATTCAGGCACTTTGTCAGATGCCACAATTACATCAGCAGGCTTAAATCCTGCAACAGTAGCTACACAAATATCTAGCGACCCTGCAGCTTTAGATTTAGGAACAACCTCATCAGCAGATGCTGGTTTAACAGGCGCAGCAGCAGGTAGCGCAGCAACAGGCGGTGTTGCAGTAGATGCAGCAGGATTGCCAATTACTGCTGATACAGGCGTAGCTGGTGGCACAGGATTGACATCAGGCGCAGGCGCAACAGGATTAACTAGCGGTGGCACAGTTGGTTCAATAGCTGCCCCCACAACAGGAGCAATTGATGCTTCTGCTGGACTTACACCTTTATCAGGTAGCTCATTAGTAGGAACATCATCAGGATTGGCAGCTCCTGCAGCAGCAGGTGGTAGTTTATTAGGCAGTCTTGGTGGTGGCGGTCTTGGTACAGCTTTAGGTGTATCTGCAGGCTCTAATTTATTAGGCAGTCTTTTAGGAGCTAATGCTTCTAATAAAGCAGCACAAATACAAGCCAATGCAGCTAATAATGCATCACAGCTTACTGCGAATATGTTTAATATTCAAAATCAGCAACAGCAACCATATAGAACTGCTGGTTATGGCGCATTAAATACTATTAATTCATTAATGCCTGGAAATTATGTTCAATATGATGCTAATGGTAATCCTACAGGTGCTGGAACTGGAACAGGTTATTTAACCAATCAATTTAATGCAAGCGATTTAAATGCTCAATTAGCTCCTGGTTATGCTTTTCAATTACAACAAGGACAACAAGCTAATTTAAATGCTGCTAATGCTTTAGGTGGCAGAGTTGGTGGTAATACTTTGCAAGGTTTGCAGAACTATACCCAAGGACTTGCTCAAACTAGCTATCAAAATGCCTTTAATAATTACCAATTTCAACGTCAAAACATTTATAACAGCTTGGCAAGCATAGCTGGTATTGGTCAAACATCACAGCAACAAACAGGTAATTTGGCGCAAAATGCTGCAACAACTCAAGCCCAGCTTGGAGTTGGCGGTGCTGCTGCACAAGCTGCAGGTCAAACAGGTGTCGCAAGCGCATTAACTGGTGGTGCAACAGGAGTCGCAAATAACCTTTTATTGGCTAGTTTATTAGGCCAAAACCAAAGCGCAGCAGGAGCTTAATATGGCAGATTTTGGATTTAATACCGATTTAACTGTAAAACCTACACAAACAGGTTCAAGCATTGGTGATATTGTAAATATGGCTAGAGGTGTTCAGGCTTATCAACAAGCACAACAAATTAATCCATTAGAAGTCCAACAGAAAAAAACTGAAGTTGATGCTAAAAAATTAGGTTTGCTTAGAGCTAGGTCAGAAAATATTGTTCAAAATATTCAAGATTTATTACAAAAAGAAGATTTAAGTTACGATGACATTTATAAAAAAGCAAGTGAAATAAATGCAAATTCTGGTGGCGATGAAAATTCTTTAAAACAAGTAATGGCTTCTTTTAACCCTAAAAGCAGTCCTATTCAACATAAAGCTTCTTTAGCCCAAGCCTTAGCTAAAAATTTAACTTCTCAAGCGCAGTTAGAAAAGTTATATCCTGCAGTTACACAAGAAGATGTTGGTGGTCAAAAAGTTTCTATTGCACAAGGAAATCCTTTATTGGCAGCAGAGCAACCAGGAGTACCAACTGGGCCATATTTGCAAAAATCTCTTGCTCCTCAAGTTGCTACAAGCCCTACAGGTGGGCCTATGCAATTTGGTGGTGGCGGTATTCCACAAGCAGGAAATTTAAATAATAGACCTGTTTCAGTTCAAACTGCACCTGCTATGGGTGGCCAAGCAAATATGCAGCCAACTACAGCTGGTGTAACACCACAACAAATGAGCCAACCAAAATCTGCATCAGGGCCAATCCCATATATGCAAGGTGAAACTTATGACTCTTACAAAGACCGAGTTGCTAAAGTTCAAAAAAGTGTAGGACAAGCTGCTGAAGATTTGAAAACATCAAACGCTAATTCTGTAACTAATGCAAGATATACAAATGAACAAATTTTAAAAGCTTTGGACAACAAAGACGTTAGAGTTGGGCCTTTAATGCAAGCAATAGCAAATAAAACTGAAGGTTTAAATTTAACTGCTGATGAACAGTATGTAAAAAAACTGCTTGAACAAAGAATCCAGCAACAACAATCAAGAAGTAATATTGACCAAATTTCAAAAGAAATAGCAAGTGGAAATTTTGGAAATAGCAAAGACACAATTCGTAGCGTATTGTTTAAAGATAATGGAAATTTAACAGCCCAAGAATTGCAAGCTAAAGGCATATTAAACAAAGCAGGAAATGTTAATAAACCAAATTTAGCTGGTGTAAATGAATTTCAAAATAATTTTGCTTTGAAATCTGACCCTGAAGTAATGCATTTAATGGGTGTTATTGGTGATAAACCATTAAATCAATTAACTAAGGCAGAAATTAGCCATTTACAAAAAGAATTTAAAGGCAAATCTTTGACTGAAATAGATGCTTTAATGAAAAAACGGCAAGAACTTATTGACTCAATAAGGTAAAAAAATGGGCATAACTTCAGAAAATTTGTACAACATTATTAATGGCAGTAGTTTGCAAGATAATGCTGTGCCAGAAAATACAGTAAATTCTCAAAATTTATACAACATAATTAAAGGCCCTGCCGTAGAAAAAGAATCTGCGCCTTTAAGTGATGTTTTGTCAAGAGCAGTTACTAACACTCCTAAAAGTGCTTTAGAGTTTGGAAGAAATATTTATGAATCTGTAATACATCCACTTGACACTCTTGAAGGCATAGGTCATTTAGTTGTTGGAGCAGGTCATGCATTAAAACCTAAGCATATTGAAGCTTTTATGCAAAAAGGTGGGTGGGAAGAAAAAGATTTGGAAAAATCCATACAAACAGCTAATGCTGTAGGTGATTTTTATAAAAATCGTTATGGAAGCGTTGAAGGTTTTAAAGAAGCAGTTGCAACTGACCCTGTAGGTGTTGCAAGTGATTTAGCCACTATTTTGTCTGGTGGAGCAGGATTAGCCAACAAAACTGGAGTTGTAACTAAGGCTACAGAATTAGCTGGAAAAATGGGCGCATCTCCTGAAGCTTTAGCTACTGCAGGAAAAGTTGCGGAAAATTTAAATCCTGTAACAGCTACAGGTAATGTAGTATCAGCAGTTGGTAAACCTTTGCTTGGTTCATTAACAGGTGTTGGTTCAGAAAATATCGCAAATGCTGCTAAATCTGGATTTATGGGAGATACATCTTTTATAAATTAAAAACGTGGCAATGCACCAATG